AGTCGGGCCACGAGTTCTCCGTCGAATTCAAAGACGCAGACGGTGTCCCGACTCAGCCCACGACCGCTCACTGGCGGCTGGACTGCGAGACAACGCGCAAGGCACTGCAAGACGACACGGCCCTCACGGTNANNGCNNNGACCGACGACAACGGCATCACGCACTACCGCGCGACCGTCGAAGTCCCTGGATCGCTCAATGCCATCCAGAACAACCGCAATGCGCGTGAGATGAAGAAGCTCCTCGTCATCGCAGACAAGGACTCCGCCCGTGAGTACAGCCTAGAGGTCACGTACGCGGTCGTGAACCTGCGTGGGCGCTCTTAACAATTTAATAACAATGGAAAACGAGGCTATCGGCACTGGCAAGGCAGGGCCGGGGCGACCGAAAGGCGCGCAGAACAAGGTCACGCGAGCGGTCAAAGAGGCGATTGCTCAGGTGGCTGACGACTTGGGCGGCCCTGAGCGCATGGTCGCGTGGGTGAAGGAAGATCCTGCGAACGAGCGTCTGTTCTGGGGAACGATCTACCCGAAGCTGCTACCGCACACGCTCGCAGGCGACGAGGACGCCCCGCTCACGGTCAAGGGCGTGATCGAGCTTGTCCGCCCCGGTTAAGTACCAGTTCCCCGAGAAGCTAGCGGGTCTCTTTGGCACGTCGCGCTACTTCGTCGCCTACGGTGGACGCGGCGGGGTCAAGTCGTGGTCGTTCGGTCGGGCGGCACTGCTTCAGGGTGCAGAGAAGCCCATGCGGGTGCTGTGCGCTCGTGAAGTACAGAAGTCCATTAAGGACTCCGTGCATCAGTTGCTGTGTGACCAGACGAAGCTGCTGGGGCTGGACGGCTTCTATCGCTGGACGCGAGACGAGATCGTCGGGACGAACGGCACGAAGTTCATCTTTTCGGGCCTGTCGGACCAGACCGCGACATCGATCAAGTCGTTCGAGGGCATCGACCTGTGCTGGGTGGAGGAAGCCCACACGGTAACGCGCAAGTCGTGGGACATCCTGGTGCCCACGATCCGCAAGCCCGGCTCGCGCATCTGGGTGAGCTTCAACCCAGAACTGGACACCGACGAGACCTACACGCGGTTCGTCGAGAGCCCGCCTGAAGGGGCTGAGACGGTGTTCGTGAACTACGCGGACAACCCGTGGTTCCCGGACGTGCTGGAGGCCGAGCGCAAGGAGTTCCTGCGGCAGGTGGCGCTCGGGAAGCGCACGCAGGACGACTACGACAACATCTGGGAAGGCAAGTGCCGCGCTGCCGTCCAGGGCGCGATCTACGCCAACGAGGTGGCCGCGCTCCAGCTGGGCAAGCGGTATTGCCCCGTCCCTTATGACCCGACGCTCCCTGTCCACCGGGTGTGGGACTTGGGCTGGAACGACGCCATGGTGGTGGGCATGTGGCAGCGGTCCCCGATGGGACTGATGCTCATTGACTCGCTCATCACCTCGCACACGACCTACAGCGATGTCGTGGCAGCACTGAACCAGCGCAAATACCGCTGGGGCCATGACTTCCTGCCGCACGACGGCAAGCACAAGAACCCGCAGACGGGTGAATCGGCCGAGACGCTGCTGAGGAAGCTCGGCTGCGATCCGAGGGAAGTGCCAGATGTTGGCATTGAGGCGGGCATTAAGGCCGTCAGGCAGCAGTTCGGGCGTATCTGGATGGACCACATGGCCGGCGATAACCGGCTCGTCCTGAACGCCCTGAAGCGGTACAGGCGCGCGATCAATTCGACCACGAACGAGCCCGGCCCACCGTTGCACGACGAGAACAGCCACGCGGCCGACATGGTGCGGTACGCGGTGGTGAGTGCTGAGCAGATGACGGCTGCCGCGAGCATCGCGGACCCATATTCAGGCTTCCGAAGGCATGGCTAAGAAAGACGACAAGAAGATCCTCGAAACGGCTCGCGCACGGTTCAAGAAGTGCGTTGAGGCGGATCGGGAGAATCGGCGGCTCGCGGTCGATGACCTGAAGTTCCTGCACGAGCCCGGTGAGCAGTGGGATACGGCGACCAAGGCTGAGCGCGGCAATCGACCGTGCTATGAGTTCAACAAGCTGCGCATCTCGGTCAAGCGCGTCATCAACGACATTCGCGCCAACCGTCCGCAGGGCAAGGTGCGTGCGGTCGAGGACGGCGACAAGACGACCTCCAGCGTCATGGAGGGGCTGGCCCGCAACGTCTGGAACGTGAGCGACGGCGATGCAGCCGTGGACACCGCTGCCGAGTACGTCGTCGGTGGCGGCATGGGCGCATGGCGCGTGCTGACCAAGTACTCGACGGACGACGCCTGGGAGCAGGAGATCGCCATCGAGCCCCTGCGCAACCCCTTTGCGCTGTGGGCCGACCCGAGTGCGCGCGACCCGATGAAGCGGGACGCGGAATACTGGTTCCTCGAAAGCCGCATGTCGAAGGACGCCTACGAGTCCAAGTACGGCAAGGTGCCCGAAGTCGAGTGGGAAGCGTCCGAGTTCGACGACGACGAGGAGTGGGAGGACGACGACCGCGTCCGGGTGTGTGAGTACTGGTACAAGAAGCCGGTCGCCAAGACGCTGGCGCTGCTGTCGGACGGCTCGACCATTGACGCCTCGCAGCCGGCCTCCGCGCTCATCAAGCAGGACGAGAACGGTCAGCCGGTGCAATTGGAGGTGGTCCGCACCCGGCAGGTGCAGGCGTCGCAAATCTGCATGGCGATCATCTCGGGCTCGAAGATCCTCGAAGGCCCGACGGAATGGGCGGGGACCAAGTTCCCGTTCGTGCAGGTCTACGGCGAGTACGTCGTCATTGACGGCAAGGTGAAGTGGTGGGGGCTCACGCGCCACGCCAAGGACAGCCAGCGCCTGCACAACGCCATGCTCACCAATGCGGTGGAGACCGCTGCTTTGGCCCCCCAACAGAAGTGGTGGGCGACGGCGGCACAGGCACTGGGCCACACGGACAAGTGGGCTCAGGCGCACAAAGAGAACCTGCCGTTCCTGCTGTACAACGCCGATGCGGCCGCAGGTGGCCCGCCGATCCAGATGAACGGCGCACAGGTGCCCTCAGCCTTCGTCAACCTTGCGATGTTCACGTCCGAGGAGATCAAGGCGACGACGGGCATCTTCGACGCTGCGCTGGGCAACAAGTCCAACGAGCAGACTGGCATCGCCATTCGCGCGCGTCAGGCGCAAGGCGAAATCGCCAATTTCAACTTCTCGGACAACATCGCCCGAGGCATCCGCTACACCTGGGAACTGCTGCTCGACCTGATCCCGAAGATTTACGACACGCAGCGCACGGTGCGCGTGATCGGCTCTGACGGGGCTGAGGACTACGCCAAGATCAATGCCACGGATGCGCAGGGCAACGTGCTGAACGACCTGTCGCGCGGCAAGTACGACGTGACGGTGACGGTCGGCCCGTCCTTCAGCACGCAGCGGCAGGAAGCGGCTGAGATCTACATGGGCTTGGCCCAAGCCAACCCGATGGTCATGGGCGTGGCGGGGGATCTCATCTTCAAGTCGCTCGACCTCCCGTATGCCGAGGACATGGCCGAGCGTATGCAGGCGATGCTCCCGCCGCCCATCCAGCAGATGTTGCAGCAGAAGTCGCAGGCGAGCGGCAAGCAACTGCCCCCGGAGGCCATGGCTGCCTTGGGTCAGGCGCAGCAGATGATGGAGATGGTCCAGCAGCAGGCTCAACTGGTGCAGCAGGCCGCGCAGGAAGCCGAGCAGATGAAGGGCGAGGCCGAGAAGGCGCAATCCGCCCTCAAGGTCGAGGCGGCGAACATCCAGACGCAGGCCGCGCAGTTGCAGGCCGACTACCAGAAGATCGTTGCCGACATCACCAAGCGCGAGGCGGAGATCGAAGTCCGCATCGCGCAGGCGCAGAGCGACCAAGAGCGCCAGAACGCGCAGTCCGAGGCTGAGAAGGCCAAGGGCGATGCGTCTCAAGCGGTGAAGCAGATCCAGGCGCAGGCCGACCGCTTCATCCAGAAGACCTACGAAATGCTGTCGCGCGAGAAATCGCCCGACTAACAGTGTTCGGCCCTTGGGCAAGGGTTAGTGGCAGTAACCCCGCTATGCGGGCGATCCCACCGTTGAAGGCGCTGCCCGGCGCTAAAGCCGTCCTGAATGCCGTAAGTACACCGGCCAGGGCGCGACGAACACCGACTGGCAGCGGTTACTGCCTGCAACCGAGAGACTGATGACCGATGAAACTCAGGGCCTAGAGCCCACTGAGGACGCACCCCTTTTGCCTGAAGAACAGGCAGCAGACTCGTCCACTGCACCGGAGGCACAGGCGGAACCTGAGCCAAAGACACCTCAGCCCCGAGACGAGGACGGCAAGTTCTCCTCTGAGCGGGCACAGAGGCGTTTCGATCAACTGACGTGGGAAAAGAACCAAGCCGCGCGCGAAGCCGAGTATTGGCGGCAGCTCGCATCGCAGAACCAGCCAAAGCCTGAGCCCGAGAAGCCGACGAAGCTCCCGACACTGGAGGAGCACGGCTACGACGAGGCGAAGTATCAGGCCGCACTGCTCGACTACAGCCGCGAGATCGCACGACAGGAGGCCAAGAGCCTGCTGGAGAGCGAGCGCAAGCAGCAGACCGAGCAGAAGCGTGCAGAGACCTTCGCCGAGCGTCAGCGCGAGTTCATCAAGAACACGCCGGACTTCGAGGACAAGGTGCTGCGCGACCCGACGCTGCCCATCACGAGCGCGATGCGCGACGTGATCGTGGACAGCGATAACGGCCCGGAACTCGCCTACTACCTCGCGAACAACCGAGAGGCAGCGGTCGCGATCTCGCGATTACCGCCGCACCTCGCCGCGCTGGAAATGGGGCGTATCGACGGCCGGCTGGCTGCGCAGAAGGAAGCGGCCAAATCGGCACCCAAGGCTCCCCCCGTCAGCAAGGCACCACCGCCCCCACCGAAAGTCGAGGCGACTGAAGTCGAGGTCGAAAAAGACCCCGACGACATGAGCGTGGACGAGTGGGTGAAGTGGCGAAACAAGCAATTGAGACGGAAGAAGTAACAGATGGCTACGAACACCCTCCTGACCCCGACGACGATCACCCGTGAGGCGCTGCGCATCCTGCACAGCAAGCTCAACTTCGTCGGAAACATCAATCGGCAGTACGACGACAAGTTCGCCTCCTCGGGCGGCAAGATCGGCAACACTCTCAATGTCCGCCTGCCGGCCAAGTACAAGGCGCGCAAGACCGCGACCTACTCGGCGCAGAACTACGTCGAGCGCAGCACGCCCATCGTGATGGCCTCGCAGTACGGCGTGGACGTGTCGTTCACTTCGGTCGAACTCACGCTGTCGCTGGAGGACTTCAGCAAGCGCGTGCTCCAGCCGGCGGTGTCGCAGTTGGCGGCCGAGATCGAGGGCGATGCGCTGGCGGCGGCGTTCAAGAACGTCGCGAACTTCGTCGGCACGACCTCGACCACGATGACCTACAAGCAGCTCGCGCAGGGCGGCCAGGTGCTCTCTGAGCAGCTTGCCGGCACGGACAGCCGTATCGCGCTGCTCAATCCGCTGTCGCGGGTCGAGTTCGCTGATGCGGTCAAGGCGTTCCATAACCCGGACGGCGACATCGCCAAGCTCTACCGCGAAGGCATCATCGGCCGGGCTTCGGGCTTCGATGTGTACGAGAACACGCTGATCGGCTCGCACACGGCCGGCACGCTGGGCGGCACCCCGCTCACCACGGGCGCGGCACTCGGCGTCTCGGCGACGACCCACTCGTGGGCGCGGACGGCGGACATCACCATCGACGGCGCGACCTCTGGCACGACGGTCAAGGCGGGCGACGTGCTCACCTTCGGCACGCTGGCTGCGGGCTTCGTGGACTGCCACCCGGAGACCAAGGCCTCCTACGGCAAGCTCAAGAAGTTCGTCGCGACGGGCGATGTGACGGTTGTGACGGCCGGCACGGCGACGGTGACGGTCTCGCCTGCGCCGATCTACGGCTCGGGCAACGGCTACCAGAACTGCATCAACACGAAGGCGGACACGGACAACATGACCGTGACGCTGTGGTCTGCGGCTTCTGCCAACTTCGGCCAGAACTTGCAGTTCCACCCGGATGCGTTCACGGCGGTCTTTGCCGACCTTGAGGACGTGTCGAAGTACGGTTCGTGGGGCAGCCGCCAGACGATGGACGGTATCTCCATGCGTACCGCCCGGCAGTACGTACTGGCGGACGACGCGTTCCCGTGCCGTATCGACGTTCTGTGGGGCTTCGCGCCGCTCTACCCGGAGCTGGCGGTCAAGTCCATCCACACGCTGTAAGGCGTAATCGGGGGAGGGGAGCAATCCCCTCCCTCTTGGGCTCTATGAGTTTCAAACACAAGCAGAAGAAAGTTCACATCTACATCGCGACGCCCGCCTATGACGGGAAGGTCCAAACGGACTTCGCGATGTCGCTGGCCGAGACCTGTCAGTACGCGGCGGCCATGGGCGTGCGGGTGACCGTATGCATCATGCGCAACAACATCTTCATCGACCACGCACGCAACCACTTCGCGCGGTTGTTCCTGGCGACGGATGCGACGCACCTGTTCTACATCGATTCGGACCTGAAGTTCGAACCGCGCGGGGTTGTCGGCCTCGCCATGGCCGGCCAGCCGATCGTTGCCGGGGTGTACCCGAAGCGGCAAGACCCGGAGGAGTACCCGGCGCGCTTTGCGATCAACCCGGAGACGGACGGCATCTGGACGCAGGACAGTTGGGTGCTGTGCTCACGGGTGCCGACGGGCTTCCTGTGCATCGAGCGCAAAGTCGTCGAGGAGATGTACGCCGACGCTCCCGAGTACCACAACGCGAACGAGGAGCCGGTCCGGCAGTTGTTCAAGACCTACATCAACGACAAGAAGACGCTCGTCGGTGAGGACTTCTACTTCTGCGAGACGTACTGCGAGAAGTACAAGAAGCTGATCCCGGTATTCCCGGACCTCGATTTCACGCACGGTGAACGATGGACGGGGAACCTGCACCAGTACCTGAACAAGCTCACCGAAGCTGAGAAGGCCGAGGCGTGAGCGAACTCCTCTTGGGCTGCGGCAACAGCCGCGACAAGCGCATCAAGCACGGCGACATCCAAGCCGAGTGGAAGGCCCTGACGACGCTCGACATCGACCCGGCCTGTAAGCCGGACGTGGTGTGGGACATGAACGTCCTGCCGTACCCGTTCGCGGACGGGCAGTTCGACGAAATCCATGCCTACGAGAGCCTGGAGCACTGCGGCCGGCAAGGCGACTGGCAGTTCTTCTTTGCCCAGTTCGGCGAGCTGTGGCGAATCCTGAAGCCCGGTGGACTGCTCTGCGGCACGGTCCCGGCGTGGGACTCGCCGTGGGCGTGGGCCGATCCTGGCCACGTACGTGTGCTGCCCAAGCAGAGCTTTTACCTGCTGCACCGACCGCTCTATGACGAGGAGGTCGGCAAGACGACGCTTTCTGACTACCGCGCGTACCTGAAGGGGAGCTTTACCCCGCTCGCGTTCAACGAGGGCGAGGACCGCTTGGGCTTCGTGCTGAGGAAGGACGAATGAACAACTCGACGCTGGTCAATGACGCGCTACGCCTCATTGGCGTACTGCCAGAGGGCCAGAACGCCTCAGCCGAGGACGCCGAGTTGGCGCTGCGGATCGCGACCGAACTGACGGACGAATGGTCGGACGATGGCCTGATCGTTCCATGGCCGCTCAACGCCTCCATTGGCGACGACTGCCCCCTCTCGGGGACGGAACTGACCTGCGTGAAGTACGGGCTCGCGGTGAGGCTGTGCCCGAACTACGAGCGTGAGCCGTCGCCCTCCATCGTCGCTTTTGCGGCATCGGCCTATCAGCGGCTCCTGCGGATGCAGTTGGCCCGCGACATCGCCACGTCTGACCCGATCCTGCCGATTGCAGAGGGTTCGTCGCGGCGCTGGAACATCCTGACGGACGAGTGATGCGCCTCCCGACCGCCTCCTACAACCTGCCGTCGCGTAATGCATCACGGCTCGTCAACTGCTGGGCGCAGGCTGCGAACGGCAAGGGCGAGATCGAAGTCGTTGGCGTTCCAGGCATCGCTACCAGCAGCGCATTAGACGGCGCAGGACGCGGGCTCGTCGTCTCGGGCGGCCGTCTGTACGCCGTGGCCGGAACGACGCTGTACGACGCTGTGACGGGCGCCGCGATGGGAACGATCCCCGGTGGTGGTCGGCTCATGTTCGCGGCTGCTGTTGACGGGTTCGTAACGGACAACGGCTACGCCTATACGAGCACGGTCGAGCAGATCACGGACGAGGACAAGGTGCCGTGGTCTGCCGTTGGATTTGCCGACGGCTACATCGTGGCGGTGGAGTCGAATTCCGGCCGGTTCGTGTGCTCCGATCTCAACG